TGAGTTTTTTTACCAGAGAATCCTTGACCAACAATCTGCCCATTTCTTCCTCTCATGGATGCCATCAAAACATTTTCATACTCCAAATCATACTGAAGAATACTTGCGACTTGATCTCCTATATCATTAACTTCTATTAATAGATATGCTTGATTGTATCCTTTTGCTACATCCAAAATAATATTTGGGAATAACATTGGTTTAATTTCATTATTCCTATACTTTGCTACTACCTTATAAGGATATTCTGTAGTGTCAAAAACTATAAATGCGGAATAATCATTACCAAGTCCTCTGGCAACATCTACAGTAATTATATAATTATGTTCTAGTTCTGGTTGTTCGTAAATATCAAGACCAGCATTTTTTTTAATAGGTGCTTCATATACTAAATTTCTAAGTTTTGCAGCACTAATAAGAGTATTAACAGAACCTAAGAACTCGCACTCAAACTCAATCTTAAACTGTTGTTCAGATGTATTTGCAATAGTCTGTTCTTTCCATACAGAATCTCTACCAGGAACTTCACTCCAATGAACATCGGTAGGAACATATTCACTCTTACCTTTTTCACTATCGTGCCACATACGATAAAAATGATTCATACCCCGTGGGGTTGAAACTATAATAACTTTAGTGGATTGTCCAGAAGTAATTGTAGGATAAACCGATGCAAAGAAATCATCTGCAATATGATTTGGAATGAATGCAAACTCATCAAGGAATATAACGTTGTAAGAACCACCACGAACAGCAGATGATGAAGTGGAGTTTGCTGATATCTTTGACCCGTTCTCTAATTCTAATGAACCTTTATTCCAAGATATTATACCTTGCTGCATCCATGAAGGTAAATTTTCATATGCAAGTTGTAATCTGCCAAGTAGATCTCTAGCAGTGGAGGCTTTGTTCGCCAGAACAGCAATGTTGACATTATCATTGAAAACTGCATAGTGTAAAAGATATGATATACAAGTTGTAGATTTACCTGTCTGTCGAGGCATCTTACAGATATTAAATCTATTCTCATGGAATCTTCTAATCAATTTCTCTTGGAAATCGTACATATTAAAAGAAACAAGTCCCTCATCAAGAGAGACTATTTTTATATACTTTCTAGCAAAATATACAGGATCATCTTTACACTTCAAAAACTCAAGAATATTATCCTGAGAAAATTGTATAGGAGTATTTGCTTTTTTTAGATTGGGATTACCAAGGTATACATTATCAGACATAGGATATTAGCACTTCCACTTTCTAAGTGCTTTATTAATCCTTGAATCTGGATCATTTGCAGTCTTAGAACTGGTAAGTTTCTTTTTCATTCCACCCATTCTAGCACAGAATGATTTCTTCCTAGAACCACCTTCAGGTTGTGGTGCTTTTAAATCAGAACCAGGATTCTCACGTTCATAAGATTTTCTACCTTTCTCATTTAATCCACCTTCTTTATTCTTTCCTGCTTTCTTAGTCCATGCAGCACCTTCCTTTACATAATCAAGTTCATCTCTCCAAGAGTATGATTCACTCTTACTCTTACCATAGTTTGCAGCACCTTTCTTACGACACTGAACTAATCTACCTGATGCATATGCAGAAGGCCAGACCTTCGCACTTGCTTTTACTTTCTTATAACAGGCATCTTTCTTACCACTACCCTTTCCTTTTACATCTTCTTCTTTAACACAATTAGGAACCACTTTCTTTCCTTTCTTCTTCATTCCTTTCTGAGTATAACCATCCCAACATTTTTCATTTACATCTTTTTTCTTCTTATCAGTAGCAACATAAGTTGGTTTTGCTGCACCAGACTTAGATTGTTGACCAGGATCTGCTTCTTTCTTTCTTCTTGATGCAGATTCTCTCTCTGCCTTAGTCATACTTGCTCTCTTAGAAGAAGACACGCACTTAGGTGTTCCCTCTCCAGGTTCATCACTAGCACAGGTTCCACCTGTAGTTACATTAACCCATCCACCTTTACCATCTTTAGACTTAGAACCCTTAAACCACTTATGTAAAGAACCCTCTGCAATTTTATTAATCCTCATACTTTTATCAGATTTCCAATCATAGGATGCCATTATCTCACTACCACCACCTTGTCTTACTGCTTGTAATTTTTTAAGTAAAACTTGTTTCTTTATCTGATCTGCTTTCTTTTGTTTAGCATCAATTTGTTTTTGTTGTTGATCATCAAGACCATTTTGTTGTTGATCATCAACACCATTATCCTTTTCCATCTGCTCCTTAACACCTTTTGTCTTAAGACCACGCTTTGCCTTATGCTCTGCTCTTCTTGAATCAATCATCTTACCTCTATCACTAGGTCCACCAGAAAAAGGAAGATCAAATACAGCAGGTTTTCCCTCTCTACCAAACTTTCTTTTGTTTCTTACTGATGCCTTACCATAATCAGAACGACCTGCTTCTACTTTTGCTTCCTTAACACTATGATGACTTTCACCACATTCTATACAAGGATCTTGTCCACAATCATCACATTCACAATCAGATTTCTTTTCACTAATTTGCTCAGTACCTTTCCATAGTCCACCAGAAACAACAGGTCTCATATGAGTAGGACCAATGATATCCATAACTCTAGCAAAAATTGTTCCATCAGAGTTCTCAATATTAATAGATTCTTGACTTAACTCCTGTTTAATTTCCTTTTTCATTTGCTCTCTGTCATTTTGCTTTTCGATTGCATCAGAAGAAGACTGGTTAGACTGCCTAAACTTCTTAACCTTTTCAACTTGTCTTAATTTAAGTTGTTGTCTTCTTTGAGCTAAATCCACTTTACTACTCTTTGTTACTATTATTTAGGAATTGTTGTTTAATCATCTTTGATAAGTCACTAGTAGAACCAACAAACACTGCATTGTTAGTTACATTGTTTGTAGTTTTTACTTTATCTTCATCAACTTCTTTAATCTTTTTCTGCAGTTCCATTAATTTATCAGTTGTATCAGCAACAGACTTAATAATCTGCCCTGCAACTTCATATGCTCTTGGACTTGCACTTTCACCTGCCAATTCCATAATACCGTTGAGGGATTCTTGCCCTTTCTCAATCAGAGAATATAAGTTAGCACGAGTGTACTCATAGTCTTTTTCAACATCATCTGTAACATTCTTTGTACTATCTTTTCGTGTAACACATCCATTTTCTGGTGTGGTACTCACTTCAATAGCACTAGTAGTGTTTAGTGCTTCATCTATAGGATCATAACTAGACATGGCATTAATTATACGTCAGTTTGTTTAGTTGGACTATATGACAATCCATCTTCAAAGAATGAATCAAATTCATTAAATCCAAAATCATCACCAGGTTCTACTAAAGCATCATCTGCAGTTGTTAATTTATTAATTGTTGTAGAAGAAATATGTTTTGCAGCAATTGAACTATCAAAACCTCTCTTAACAATAATAGTAGCAGAATCTTCTACACTTACAATACTCATAATTTCGCTATCAATTACTATTCTATCTTTAGGTGATATGAATGTTGTATCATTAACAGTAATCCTAGTTTCAGTTGTTGTAAGATCTTCTTTTAATGTAGTTGTTTGATCATTATTATAATCCTTAAGTGCCTTTGGAGTAGCAACATATCTAACTTGACGTTTTGCTGTTACAGCAGTATCAGCAGCATAATCAACTTGAACTTTCTTGATTATTCCATCACTAGTATCAGCAACAGGACCAAATAAGTATGTTTTTGCTGTGAATTGTAGAGTGTATATTAATGCAGTTCTTGTAGTAAAATCTCCTTCATATTCATCTCTAAATGAAATATTATCTAAAACAATTGGTATATCTCTTTTCTCTCCAATAGCCTTAACTAAATTAACGGTAATATTAAAAGATGGTTGAAAGTATGGTAATATCTGTTCAAGAATTTGTAATGCATCATCATTTAATTTTGAAAATATACTTAACTCAAATCCAATATTATATGGAACAGGCATAAAAACTTTCTTTAAGTTTGTTCCATCTGATGCTTTAAATGTTTGAGTTATACCAGATTTTCTTGTTGGGTCATACTGAACAGAAGTCATTTCAAATGACATTCTTGGTAAAGTTATTGCAACTGCTTTTGTTAAATTAGCTTGTTCTCTAATCTTTGAAAAGAACTTCTGCTGTGGACCATATGCTAATCCAACTTTGGTTTCATCCAAAGTACTGTCGTCAATACCTTCATGTTTAATAAAAATATTATTAAATAAAGTACCAAAACCAATAATGGTTTTACGAATAATTTCGTGGTAATAATAAGTGCCTAACATCAATAATCTCCAAATGGGTTGCCTTCTGTAAAGTCAAGTAAGTTATCTGCTTCTAATTCTATTTCAGAATTAGCATCGTATGGGTCATCAAAACTATCTGTATTGTAAGATTCTACAATATATCTAGCAGATGATATTCCCCCAACAACAACTTCTCCTGGATAGAATGCTCCACTATTTAATGAAACTCTAAGTTCAATTGGTGGGAAGGAAGGACTTAAATCAACTCTTCTATTGAAATCTTTAACCCTTGCAGTAACACCAGAAGTATCACCTGTAACTATTTCATTATATATGAATGTACCTATTCCCGTTGTTGTCAAACCTGAAATTGTTACAGGAGATACATTACCAGCATATCCAGATCCAACATTCTTATATCTAACAGTAACAATTTTTCCTGCAGATATAACTGGTCTCAATTCTGCAGTAGATCCTGTAGTAATACCAGTAGTTACAATTGTTGGCATCTCATTATACCCTCTACCACTTTCAGATAAAGTAACAGAACTAATACCAGAATCAATTATTCCAAACGTAACAGCAGCACCTGCACCGCCTCCACCATTGATAATAATAAGTGGAGGTGTATCTAAATTATATCCAGATCCTGGATTAGTTAATAATATCTCTTTAAGAGACCTAACACCACCAATTGATGTTGTTATTGCTACTGCACTAGCTCTAGATCCTGATACTGGGAAATTTGGGGGTGGAGATATTTCAATAGTTGGTGCAGAAACATATCCAGAACCATCATTTATTAGATCTATAAATCCAATCATTCCAGATGGTCCTACTGTTGCTTGACCAATAGCAGTAATTGCAGCTCCAACTAAATTTAATTGAGTTATATATCCTTCATCTTCTACAGTATTATCAACTTCCTCAATAGTAGTATCAATAAGTTCATTTTCATATTCATAAAGTTCACAATTTAATTCATAAACATAATTTTTACCTAATTGGTAAAATGGTTTTTCAGACTCAACTCTTTTAATTTCAAATAATCTTTCTCCAAGTGGGAAGTATATCAAATCTCCTTCTTTTGGTCTAGTAATTAAATCTTCAAATGTATATTCTGTAATAGCACCTTCTTTAATACCAGAACTTATACCTTCCAAAAATGGTGCAATAAACTCTTCATATCTTTCACGAGAAATTGTAAGACTAACCTCATTTGTTAATCTTAAACCAAATTTACTTAAAACATCACTATTTGGATTATATCCTTCATAATTATTTAAATATGCCTCAATTAAAAAAGAATCATCAAATTTAGATGATTGAACTTCTTTAATAATATTATCAGTTTTAAATATTTTTCTAGGTAGATAATATACTTCTACCCCATATATTGTTAATTGTTCATTAATTAGATCTTGCAATAAAAATTGCTCACCCTTAGATCCCTGTAAAAAATAAGAATTTAATGCCATATTTTATCAACCTATAAGATCCAAAGGTGGTAATTCATATTCTAAAGACATTCTTTGCTTAATATCTTCCAATTCTCTTTCAGCATCTTCATAATATTGTCTACCATTTAATTCTACCCCACCTGGAAGTTTTGTTCCTGTAAATTTCATCATATTTAAACCCCATTGTCTCTTAATTAAAATAGTAAGATATTTTTTCAAGAATGTATCATTATAAACACCAGTAAAAGTATTTGGATCTAATGCTCTATAACAATCTAAAATTATAAAAGTATCTGCATTTTCACTTCCCCAATCAATATCTAAATATAATCTATCTTGCCTTTTATTATATCTAACTTGCTTATCTGTAGTTAACATCATATCAATATCTTCTAGATATGATTTTGTCATTGAATAACTCAAAAGACCATTATATCCGAGATTAAAGGCAACATCATTTAAAAATAATTGATATTTAACACTAAACATACCATTAGAAATAGCACTAGTATCAAACTTAAATATTTTTTCTATACCAACTACAGAATCTGGAACTTGAATAAAATTAGAAGATTCATACCAATTAGAGGTAACAGTCCCTAAACCACTTACATTGGTAGAAGTCCCAGTAGTAGTTACAATACCAACAGTATTTGCACTACCATCTTTATTATTTGCCTTTCCCCTATCAATATCATCTTGAGTTAATTTATATTTAAGATACATTCTTTCAACACCATCAAAATGACGCTCATTAAATAATTGAATAGCATCATCTACTAAATCATCTAATTGATCATCATCAACATTAACTTCTAATACTGGTGCTCCTAATTGTCTTAAACAATAATCAACCAATCCTTGCCTAGTACTCGGTTTTGCCATTAATACGATCCTCCATCAATTGCTCCAGATAATTCGGTAGCAGTTAAAATACCTGTTACTACTGCACCTGTTTGAGTAGTTTCAAGTTTCTTACCAGCACCACTACCTCTCCAATATAATTCTACACTTCCATCCGTATTAAATACAGCACTATTTGCACCAGATGTATTTTCAATTACAACATCAGCAGCACCTTGAATTCTAAGATCGCCAATACCAACATCCTTTATATAACTGGAACTACCATCATGAAATATTTGCAAATCGTCAGAAGTTCCGAATGTAGCTTTAGCATTATCAGTCAATCTAAAGAGATTTGATGCTTTAATCCAACTAGCATTATATGATGCACCAGTAAGATTCAAATTACCATTTACATCAAGTACAGTTAAAGTTCCAAGTGATGTAATATTAGTTTGAACTGGAGTAAGAAGTGTTGCATTCAGTCCACCAGATATTGTACCAAGACCAGATACATTTAATGCCCCAGTAGCAGAAATTCCTTCTACAGAACTAAGAGTTAATCCAGTACCAACATTTATAATATCATTCTCACCATCAAATGTTATACTAGATGATCCAACCGTTAACATACCAGAGACTTGTACATCTCCACTAATGTCTAAATTAGCAATAGTACCAACACCAGTTACATTAAGATTTCTACCATTAATTTCATCATATACAACATCATCACTAACATATAAATCTCCACCAACATATAAATCTCCACCAGTTGTTACAATACCTGCAAGTGTAGTAACACCAGTTACATTAAGATTTTCTTGTAATATTAAACTTTTTAATATATTTACTTCACCATTAATATCAAGTAAAGAACCATTAAAGGTTGATATTCCTGCAAAAACAGACCTACCACCAACATTTAAACCTTTAGCAACCCCAAGACCACCAGCAGTTACTACTGAACCTGTTGTATTGCTAATAGAATCTGTTGCATTATTAAAAGTAGTAATTCCAGATACAATAAAATTTGATGAAGTATATTGATCCGACATTACAAATGATTCGGATGATGAGTTCCATATTAGAACCATCCCATTTTCACTTTTACGTGATGAATTAACATCACTTAAGTTAACTAATCTTGTTGGAGGTGCTGATGCATTAGATAATACCCTAATTACATTTTGTGACCCAATTCTGTCGTTTATATTTGGCATTACCTTGTTACTCCACCTCGTACTAGTGCTGAACCTTCAATAGCTTTATATTCACCACCTTCTGCAGTACTCAGTTTTACATCATATACATATCTTCCTGGTTTTATACTAACTGTTGTCGCAGCAGTTAAAGATATGGATATAATTCCTTGTTCTGGGGAAGTGACAGTAGTTGCAAAGGAAACTGGATTGGCACTTGAAGAGTGCTTTCTAAGCATTCCTGATGTAGATGCTCCAGTGAGATTCAAAAATGCATTAGAACGAGTATCCTCTAGTTGAAAGGATGTATCAAAATCAAATCCTTGCTCAATTACTATGTTAGATACATATACTGCCATTATTACTTAATATACTTTTAAATATTTATAATCTTTTATTTAACACTTCATGTAACATAGATTTTATTTCATCTATATCAGACCGTAATCTTTTCAATTCTTCTTTTTCATACTTTTTCTTATTCCTCATATTAATATATGAAGAATAAGAACGATCATCGCAATTTACAATTGCTCCAGATTTTTCATCTCTATAAAGATTTTTATGACCTTCAACAGATAACATTATGCTAAAGCAATTGCTCTTAAATCTTTAAATTTAGGAGGAAATGCCTCATTATCTCCACTCATAACTATCTTGATTTGGAATCCAGTAAATTCATCCTCATCATTAATAGTAAATTCATAATCTTTAAATTCATTTAACAAACTTGCAGGAACAAGAACATCAGGTCTTCCGTCATTTAAATTAGAATCAATAATTTCACCTTTCTCGTTAAGATTATTATATCCAGGGAATAGGTTGTATGATTCTACAACTTCACTTGAATCTGGTTTTAGTAATCTATATAAAACTCTAAAGTCTGCGGATATATGTCTATATGCACCAACTATAAGTTTTAATGAAGTTGCTGGTTGTTTCAAATTAACCACTTGAGAGATATAACATGATGCATGTGGATCGCCAGTTAATGCATTTGATCTAGAATCATTAGCATAATCTGATACTGGATCATTTAACCTATTTCTCCATAACCTAAATGCTCCATTATCAAGATCTAATACTGGAGATAAAAGAGGATTAGTAGTTGAAAAATTAACATTTAAAGTAACTGATTTATTTCTAGGTAAACTAGTTAATTTAGTAGTTTCATTAACCCTTGAACATAATATACGAGGAGAAGATAATCTGTTAATTTGATTAAAATTGACAGATTCAAATCCTTGATCAATATATGAAACTTCTGTTCCACCAGCACTAGTTCCAGATATAGACCTTAACTGTCCAGTTAAAGTTGTTTCTGTTCCAGGAACCAGAACATTAAAGGAAGGAATAAATGTATTATATTGATGGTTTTGGGTAGACAATATATAGTCTCCACCACCAAAACTATTTTCCACAAAACTTAGTTGCTCTTTACCAGCATTTCTATCTGGAAGATTGGTTCTTCCAGTTCTTGATGCAGTAATATAATAACTATCTATTGTCTTAAGATCGTTCAATGCATTAGGTAAAGTAATCATATCATGAGTAGTATTAATACCTGTTAATGAGATATTATTAAACTGATATGCAGAAATAGTATCTCCATTAAAATGAGTATCTTGAACTGTATCACCAAAAGATCTTTGGGATATAGTAAGAGTTCCAGATCCAATACCATCATAGAATATTATTTCATTACCAACTTTTGCATAACCTCTAGATGTTGTAATACCTTCAAAATTTGCAAATGTCGCAGTACTAGCAACAGAAATTGTAGTACCAGTTAAACTAAGGTCTGCAGTTAAAGTTGTTGGGATTGTGTCAGGTTCAATATTACTTAAAATAACTTTATTATTATCTGAAGTTAATCCATGATTATATTGATCAACTTTAATAATATTGCCTTCATAAAGACTACCATTAACAGTAGAACTTGTTACAACGGTTGTTGCTGCTCCTGTTGAAGTTGTTCCATCATTAGCAGTATATACCAAATAATTATTAGTGGTGAATTTTTCACCTTTAACATTTGATAAGTATAATGTATCTACACCCCAAACATCATCTATTGTTATTTCAGCACCAGTTCCTTTTTTATTAGGTGCTGTTAAAGATGCGGTAGTAATTCCCAAAACATCTCCAATTACATACCCAGAACCAGTATTTGCTATAGCAACATTAGTAACCTTACCATTTGATACTGTTACATTTCCAGTAGCACCAGAACCATTACCTGTTATTGTAAATAATGGAACACCGTTATGAGTAGATCCACCGTAACCAGAACCACCATTAGTAGTTCCTATACCAGCATTTGCAGCAGATAGTTTATTAATTGGACCACCAATTTGCTCAATAAGACCTGTTGCATCTACAGAAACTGCAGGAGATCCTGATGCAGAGGCAGACATTTCTCTTCCAGGAGTTAAAATATTCAATAAATTTGCCTTATCATTAAGAGTAATACCAACTTTTAATTTTCTTGGGAATGTTTCTATAGCATTCGTACCAGTCTTAAAGTTAACATTTTTATACTCTAGAGAAGGATTATATAATGTTAATGTTCCTTTTCTACCTGATGTATCAAAATTACATTGATATAATGTAAATTTAAGATCTTCAAATTGGCTAGGAGTCCATATAGTCGCATTCTGAGACTTAAATAAACTTCCTCCAATATACTGATCTCCAATGATAGATTGACTTGCTGCATCAAGATCTCTAGTTTCAATAGTAGGTTCACCCATTCTAGCACACCAAACTTTATAAGCATTACTAGAACCTGCTCTAAGAACCAAAGCATATTCAGTATTTGGTTCCAAATAAACTGGTGATGGGAATTTAATATTAGTTGCTATAGAAGCATCTAAAGAAGTTTTAATAATAGAAGTTCCAGTAGAATCCAATGCTTGAGGATCTAATTGAACCTGAGCATACCCCTGCAATACTTGATTTGTTGGAGTTCCAAGTTCAACAGTTACTATTTCGCAAGTTATTGGTTGGAATTCATCTTTTTCTGCAAAATATACATCTACAGATGATGCAAACATTCCATCAGGACCAGTAGTAAATGACTGAGCTAATGGGTCATCATGTTTAGGTGGTGGGGGCGGAATACGAACCACCACTGGAGTTCTATCAACAATTCTTATAGTACCAGTGGTACGATATTCTGCTTCTCCTTGAGTAACACTTCCTCCACTATCAACAGGAGATAAAATTTGATTAGTGCTAGATGATGTTAATTTAAATGTACACGTACCATTAGGAAATCTTAATGGTGGTGGTGGATCTAAATTAGGTTCTCTAATAAAGAATGATCCAGATAAAGCACCAAAACTATCAGAAATTAATTGAACTGGATTTCCTGCTTCTACACTATAATCTAATACTGCTGTTGCCCCACTTGATTCTCCTTTAAATCGCATTCCCATAGAAACTCTTCCATGATAATCTCCTTGAGCATCTTCACATAATGATGCAATATCTACATTTAATATTGTAGATGATTCAGTATATAATGATGATATATCCACTGTTGGATCATATGGATTAGCATAGTAGAATGTCTCTGGATTATTATATGCACCTGTTTTATGATTTGGTTGTGCAGCTCTAAATGTAATATTAGGAACAGTAGAACTATTAAAACCATAACCTCTAATAGTTTCATCAATTTGAAATGATCCAGAAATCATTCTTATTTTAATTAATTTTGGAACTATATCAATACCACTTCTTCCATCAAAAAATGGATAATATCTTATTTTTGGTTTCAAACCAACAGCATTAAATCCAACATTTCTAGATCTTATATGATCATCTGGTCTTGTTCCAATAAGTATATCATCAGGAGGTAATTCTCCATTATAATCACCCCATACAACTCTTGTGTCACGTATTACAGAAGGAATAGTTCTAGTCCAATTGTCAGATTGTGGAGTTAGTTTAATATCGCAAGTATATCTAACAACTGTAAATGGGTTTACGTTCTCTATATGACTTGCAAAAGCATTCTTAATAGATTCCTCTTCAGTATATTTTAATGTTACTAACTCACCTGTTTTTTGTACATTTAAATCTAGCAAGTCTAGATTTTGAGAAAAATCACATGTACCAACATCAAATGATTCTGCAACACCTAATTCTGGTTTAAAAGTAGCTCTATCTATAGGGACAAGCATTTCTTGTCTCGAAGGATCAATGTCTATTTTATGATCTGGATTATCCGCATCCATTCTAGAAGAATCTTTAAAATCATCTACAAAGAAACCAGTTTTAAATCTATCAAAACCATCAGCATCTTGAACTTGAAAAGATTTAGTATCCAATTCAAGTAAAGATAAACTTGTTACTGTCTCTAAATTAGTCAATCTATCATCTAATTTTCCAATATCTCTCATTGTATATCTCTTATTATCAATAAGAGATATTTTTGCATCTCTAGCATCATATAGATATGCAGGAAGATGAATTGATGCAATATGCATTGCATCATCAATTAATTCTGGTTCTTTAGGATTTAATGATGAAGCACCATTTATTAATGAAAATTTTCCACTAGTATTTCCATCACTATCTTTTTCTAAACCAAGAATTAATTTGTCAATTCTTGGTAGATAATAAGTAAGACCAATTTCTGATGTTTCTTCAGTTGATACAACTAAAGATGGTGTAGTTCCATTTCCACTTATAAAATCTCTACTTGTAAATGCAAATGGAGATTTATCATTAGCACTAAATTCAGGTACTCTAGGTCTAAAATCAAGAGTATCAGATGCTCTTACACCATTTGCTAATATTGGAACATGTTTAGAATATCTATCTTTACTATATGAATTTACAGTAAATACATCTCCAGTATCATCAGTAGGTACTTTATAATAATCATAAACTACTAATATCTTTTTAGTTGGTGCAGGACGATTTCCTATTCTAACTATTCTAGAATAATCACAATATTGCTCTCTATTACCAGTATCTAAAGAATAATTATTTGTAATATTTAAATTATTACCTAAAGATATTGATTGTAATGTAGTATTAATATTAGATTCCTGGAAAGTAACTACTTCACCTGGAGTAAAAATATTACTATTTAAATATACAATTTCTACTTCTGTTGGAGATGGTACATTTACAACTTGAGCAATTGCAGTAGTATCATTTCCTATAATTTTTTCACCAATAACTACATTTGTATCTAATGCCAATCCAGATACAAATCCTAATTTATCTAGAGTTGGATTTGAAGCATCTTTAGACTCAAAAATACCACAGATTTTATATACATCAGGTACATTTAAAGATATTTCTTTATCTTCTACCCTTAAACCATAAAATTTACTTGTTGATAATCCAGTAATAGTAGTTGATATTCCAGAATTTGTTTTATCAACTATAAGTTGATTACTTCTATTAAATTGTTTTACTTTCTCTTTAATAACTTGCTTTTCAACTGTTACATTAACAGTAACATTATTATTTTGGCTAGTTTTTAATCCTTCAATTTGTATATCAGTAAATCCATTTAAAAATGTAACTTGATCACTAGTTAATGGTTCTACAGTTCCATCAGCATAAATTACAGAGTATTTTTCAGTATCAAAATCGGTAAATAAACAACTAGTTATACCTGTAATATTTGATACAGATGCTGTTAATTTTCCAGTATTATCTGTAGTTTCATCTATAATTTGAGTAGTAACTGCTAATTCAGAATTTGATAAATTTAAATTTGAAACATTAGGAATATCAATAGGAGTATAAAGACCTCCTGTTTGATTATTAAGTATTTCTGGAGCTACAAGACTTATACCACTACCTGTAGCTACTCCAACAAAACCAGTACATACTCCTACAACACTACCAATACCAGAAACACTAATTTCACTTAAATCTGCAGAAATTGCAGTAACTCTATTGAAATTTGCGGATGTACTAAATTTAGTAGGTGCTGAAAAATCTCCAGACTGATATTTAACTATTGATCCTACTTTAACTCCAGTAAAAGTATTACCATTAGATTTAATTGTTCCTGCCATGTCAGTTCCATCAGGAGCGACTTCAATACTACCAGTAAATAATGGAACCTCTTTTAATACAGTATCTGCTGTAAAATCCTTTTTAAGTCCAAGAGCAGTACTATCTTGATATACTGATTTTATATCTCTAGCACCATAAACAGTGATACTATCCACAGTTCTAGAATATTCGTCAGTTTCATTAATTGATACTTTCTCACCACTAATAAAGTTTCCTGATGTTTGAGAAAGTGTAGCTACTCTACCAGATAATGAAACAACATATCCACTTGCACCACTATTTGCACCTCTAATAAAGGTACTGATAGGACATTCAGTAGATGTTAATGCAAGATTTAACTGTAATTTTGTATATGTTTGTATATCAAATAATCTCAAATCCCATTCACTACCACTATTAATATATGGACTATTTGTTAATCCAAATGAATATACTCTTGCTTGACCGATCTCAATAGCATCAGTAGGTTTAGCATCTAGCACCCCTGTAGTTTTTCTTAAATCATATAATTTAACAATATTATTATTAGAATTAGCAACTTCTATTAAAGGAGTTCCTGAAACATTATTAACTCTAATTAGAGTTCCCATATCAAATTTAATTTTTGATTTTTCTATTGTTTCAGTATCTCTTGATTTTGGTATATCTACAATTGTAGTTCCATCTCTATCAACTCTATATCCTTTAATATATGCTTTACCAGACTCAATTTCTACACATGCTAAATCATCTGATGGTGTATTTCCTTGTTCAGTAGTTTGATTTGGTTGGAAAATACCTTCATTTGAAATATTGTCATTTAAAGATTCAGAGACATTAACATTGAAATTGCCAATAGAATAATTACCAGATTCTTCAAAAGTTCTTCTAGCAAATTCTTTTGCAATTTGACTGTAAACACTAGTGTCTTGTATTTTTTTAACGTCACCCTTACTTAATTTAACAATTTCAATAAAACTACCATCATTGAAATCATTCAAATCTTTTTTAGCTAATGTAGTGGTAATTTTTAATCTATCTGCTCCTGGTGCAGCATAGTTAGAAAATCCCCTAGCATTATCATACAAAGAATTATCTTCTTTTGCAGTAATAATTGATTCTAAAATATTCAATCCTACTCTATATGATGGATTATTTGCATATGGATCTAGGATTATAGTATCCGCAGAAACATTTACAAAATTACCTCTAATAAAATAAACTCCTTCTGCAATATGTACTGCACTACCAGTAAAAGTAGCATCTGATGATATTAAATTAGCTACACTTTCTCCAACATCAATAGTTGTATTTCCGTAAGTTATACTTTGTTGAGCCAATAAAGATTCTGCATCAATTAACTTAGAATCTATATTATCATCATTTGCACTAAGATATTTAATGAATAATGTTACATCAGTTATATCATCCGAATCTGAAGGTAATTTATAATCAGTAACTAATACTTCAATACCAGAATTTTGTCCTTTTAATTTTGTTCCTTTTAACTTATCAATATACAATGATACTGGAAGTCCAAGATGTTCAGAATCTAATTTTACTGAAAAATATTCATTATCATAATCAACATTACCAGGGATAACCATAGATCCCTCTTTAAAGATATGTCTTCCAAAAGTGTCAATCTGATTTTGTAATATTGACTGTAAAGTCGTTAATTCTCTTGCTTGAACAGGTCTTCCTGGTCTGAATAAAACCCTATGAAAATTATTATCTTTACTAAAATCATCATAGTATGGGTTTATATTTAAATTTGTTTTCTGTGGCATTTTTTAGAATTCCAGGATTACTTTAATGTCTTCTTTTTGTCTTTTATCTCTAGTGATTAATGATCTATTATCCAAATAGATAATATCACCCGACTGATTATTTATCTCAGATGAAGAAATACCTTTTTCAAATTCAACTCCAAGTTCAATAACCTTATTACCAGTTGGATTAGTAGTAATACCAGAAAAAGAAGTATCTATAGTATAAGTATTTGTCGTACCTTGTACTTTAACATCACCTTCTATACCAGTAGATTGGAAATTATAAATTTTTCCAGTAGTATCTCCAAGTTCACTAATAGATCCCCTATCAGTTTGATCACCAGTTGTCTGATTAAAATATAAAGATCTATCTTGATAATATTTCATAACAGCAATCTTATCAGTATCTGAAATAACATCAAATGAAGCAACATAAGCTCTTGCTTTACCAATTGTCACACCACCAGATTTAACATCTTGTTCAATTATTTGACCTACTGTAGGAACAGCAGTATATGCACTTAAATATAATGATGATACTGAAGAAAATTGGTTTTGAGTGTATATTGATGTCGAACCAATTGAAGTTGGATTCTTAACTATTCCAATTTGTGCAAATTTAGAATCTATTGGAAAATCTTTAGTAGAATCGTCAAATCTAGCATAAATTAAAACCCTATCTGCACCCAATTCTTTATATAAATCATACCCATGTCCCTTTGAAGGAGGTATAATTGGAATTAACTTTGCTTTTGTTCCAGCAGGTACACCAGTTGAAATATTAGTTAAATCAACCATACCATAAGTATATCCTTGACCACCAACAGAAATCTGAGTATTTGTTATCTTAGTACCAATAACATCAACAATAACCTTTCCACCACTTCCATCACCAACAATAGGAAATTCTTGTCCTGTTGAACCACCATATCCATTACCTTGATCTTCAATATATACTTTTTTAATCTGATTATTATTAATATCAGAATTTCCACTATCTCTAACAGATTCTATTTGAGCTTCTGTAGATGTTGACCAATTATTTGGTAAAGGAATATACTCAGTTGCATCAAATTTTATAATGTCGCTTGGAGCAACCGTAAATAAGTACTTCCAAATATATCCATCATCAGTATCTCCTGAAGCAGCAGATGGTTCTACTCCTGTGAATAAAGGTTCATTTTGTGATAAATTTCCTTCAGTGTTAATTCCACTAGAAGCATTGTCAATACAAACATAGACATTAAAATCTTTATTAATTACATAATATTTTGCATCATATAATCTAGAAGATTTTGTTTTTGGAGATAAATTATTAACACTATAATCGTGCCGATATATTTCATATTGAGTGCCTTTAGCCCAAGTTTGTTTTCTAATAACTCTTCTGGCATTATCAATATTAATTTTCCTACCAAAAATCATAGTATCTTTACTATGATTTAAGTAATTAATATTGTCAGTAGGATTTGGTCTAGTACCATCAGCGTTCCAATTAGCATCACTACTTGCTCTACCAAAAGCATTACTTATACCAGGATTCGATAGACCTACAAACACATAATACGAGTTTGAGGTATCATTAATATCCCCCAAAAAATTACTAGCATTATTAATTCTAAATTGATCTGTTACAATTGCTGCCATATCTATAGCTTTTTTCTTTATTTATACGGATTATGTTGGATTATTTATCCCACCAGTATTTCTAAATCCAGCATTCCTTCTTTGAATTGTTGGGAATGTTGATAGACCAGAAATTGTTTTAGATGTAACTCCTATTGATATTGGATTAGAACCTCTACTAAAATTACTTAGTCTACCCCAAGTAAATTTACCACAAGTACCAGTAGTTGCAATTCCAACGATATTGGATCCAGAATCAACATTAACTACAAATTCTCCATTTGTACCAACAGAAGTTAAACTTCTAACATAATAGATATTATCCAAATAAGTAGTTCCTATTCCAACTACCGCACTATTTCCACCTTCATCAATAGATGTTACTCCACTTCCAACAGAAGTGTCATAAATGTAAATTGGATATCCATTATTCAAACCACTGAATGTTCCATCTCCCACCTTAGCAAAGAATTTTAATGCTAATGGATTACCTCCAGTTCCTGCTGTAGTTGTTATTCCAGTAATTATTCCACTAAATCCTGCAGTAACAGCAATACCTGTAATTATTTCATTAGATCCTTTTGGTGTTGCAACAATAACTTTTGGAGGATTTGCTTGACTATATCCTCTTCCAGGATTAGTAACAGTAACACTAGTAATAATTCCAGCAGTAATATTTGCAGTTCCAAGAGCAAAAGGATCAAGACCAGTACCTGATAGACCAGTTGTTGGTATTCCAATTGAAATGGAAGTTGTTGTCCCAACATAACCTGAACCACCATTAACAACTGAAATAGAGCTAATAGTACCAGTAGCAGACACAACAGCAGTAAGAGCAGCACCTACTAGATTTCCTGAATATGGGAAAATTATAGAATCTATGCTTAATGGAGTTTCTTTTTCATAATTAAATAAACTCAAATTGTCTACAAAAACTTCAGTGTCTGTTGTTGATAAATCACCAATAATTGTTGCTTCAGGGAAAACTAAAGGTTCAATAGAATTTCTTGATTTATAGACAATATTGCCATTAATAATTTTATCAATTTTTTGTTTAATCCAAGTTAATGGTCTATCAACTTCATCATTAATACCAACATCATAATAAAGATTAGTTTCAATAGTATCTGATGTTGTTATACCTACAACAGTTCTTGGTTCTTGATCAAGAATTCCCACTTGCATACCATTATTATCAATAAATGCTTCATTCTTAAGAATCTGAACATCATCTCCCACTTTCAATGTTTCTATTATATCAGTATAAACAACATCTACATTATTTGTGCCTTTATAGAAGAAAATTCCAACATCATCATTTTCATCTGGTGGTTCACTAAATGAGAAAGTAGTTCCACCATCATAGAAATATGCTTCTCCTGGAACTTGTAAAACACCATTAACAAATATCAATAATAATGATCTTATATCAATTAATTGTGAATCAACATCATTACTATCTACCTGGAAGGCAACTAATTCTCCATTAAAATTCATTGGGAATCTTGTTCTAACACCATTTTGTAATGATTTTATAGAATCAATATAATCAAATTCTCCAACATTCCATAATGAGAATTGATCAGTAAATGTGCTATTTACAGTAAATTCTAAATTAGTTAATGGTGATGATAATCCTACATCAGTTACTAATCCTACCTTATTAATATCTTCTCCACCAAATAATGGCCTGAACACATCACCCTTTCTAAATCCATATCCCTTTCTTGTGAATTCAAAAGATTTAACCTCATACAAGGTGGATCCAATACCAGTTGTAGAAGTAGGACCAACATCAATAGAAACTAATAAAGATTTACCAGTATCTGTTGTTGCACCAAGACCTAATCTAGATACTCCAATTACTTCAATATTTTCATAAGATGGTGATGGTGCCATTATAATTGGATTAACATATCCACTACCACCTTCAACAACTTCAAATGTTAAAGTACCACCAATACCAACAGAAGCTCTAATTGATGCTCCAATTCCAGCTCCTCCACCAGGTCCAATATTTACAGTAACCGTATTTGAAGTTGCTTCTAAAATTGTAGTGGATACTCCAGCAACAGGATCTATACCAGCACGTGGATATGCCTTATTAGCTTGATATCCATCTAAAGAACAATTAAATACTAACCCATCATTAGCAATTGATAAAGTATTAGCAGATCGTTTAATAGCATTTGTAACACCAGAAACAAAAGTATGAATACCAGTATTAGATGATGGAATAGTATCAAGAACAGTAATTTCAAAGGTATCTCCACCAGTTACATTTGAAATAGGAACCCATTTACCACTAAGAGGATCATTTTCTCTTGGATAATCATGTTCAGTAGCATGAGCATCTTTATCGCAAGTAAACTTAACACCAAGATCGTTAATTTTAACCAATTGTCCATTTGCAAGTGCAGGACTAGGTGTTGCTGCTAACTTAACAGTCATAATACCTACAGTTGCATTGTATTGCGTTCCTGTGACCGCCTTATGGGAATCAGATGTAAGGAGACCATGATTCTGTTTTGTTAATACTAGAACGCCTGTATGGGAGGTATACAAAGCATCTGTGGGTGTAAATGATGCATTAGCACCAATACCATTGGCAGCAACTGTTACAGAATTTACACCAGAACTTACGAATCTATGATCATATGCAGCATCTGTTACTCCAATAGATATTAAACCATTTCCAGTTGTGCTTAATCCAGAACTATATCCAGATCCATTAAAATCAGTAGTTCCTAAACCAACAGATACAATAGATTTACCAGCACCAATAACTGCTGTTACTGCTGCTCCAACCAAAGGTGCTATACCTAATCCACCCGTAGATGCTATAGATATAATTTGACCAGCTCTGGGAAGTTGATTTTGATTAATATCAACTTCACTTATTATTTGGGTTCCATTATAAGAAGTAATACCAGTAAATACTACAGTAGTAATACCTGCAGAAGTATCTGCCTCAAAGAAATAATTATTACCTAAATTATTATCAGTTGTTGGTTTTTGGAAGAATCCATTAATAGACATTAATGTGCTTCCTGTAGAAAGTCCAACGGTATTAATACCATTAGAAGTTATTACAAACTTTTTATCAATACCAGTAAATTGATTTGATATATCATCCAGTATCATATTAGATGAATAATCTTGCCTCAAATAAACTCTACCACTAAAGTTTGATTTTCCACTATCTCTATTAGATTCTTTCTTTGCAGTTTCATCATTTCCTCTTGGAGCATTAGTAAAGTAAAGAGTGTCTCCAATAATATTATATCCTCCCTTATACAATCTAACAGCAGCACCATCCGCATGAGTTGTTGCAGATGTTCCTACAGAACCTCTTTCCACTTCAACAAGATTAATAGATCCTTCAAATCCAATAGGACCAACATTAGTAGTTCCTACTCCAACATTTCTAACTGTCATGTATTCATCACCAACATTCAAAATATCATCAATAAGTATTGTTGAAATACCAGAAAGTGAAATAACAGAAGTAGAAATAGATACCGAACCACTAACATTATTGTTAAGTGTATGAGAAATTGGAGTATATGCTAAAGGAGACTGAATGATGTCATTTAATACTATTAAACTCTTTTCATTCTTTTTATCCATCTCCAATCTATGATAATTACCAGTTCCAGAAGAATTAAATGTTATTGCAGCACCAGCTTTTGTTGCTGATAATTTAAATGCATTTTCATTCTCTCTAAGAACATATAAATTTTCAGGTAAAGCACTACCATTAGACATAACTAAAGATGCAATACCAACACCTTGAACAGAAGAACCAGGTGTATAATTTACTTTTTCATTGTTACTAAAGAAATGGTCTTTAATTGTAAATGCACCTGTTCCTAAATTAAGTTTAGTAGAATCACCAGGATTAAAATACTTACCAAAGATTGGAGTATTATTGTAATTTAATCTAAAAGCCCTAATGTTAGAACTAACACTACTGGTGCCAGTGAATTGTAATAATGATAATGAATCGATAGATTTTCCATAAGTTAATATGGATGGTTCATTGATCAAATCAATATTAGTATTAATTACTTCATTAAATACTTGAACCTCTACAGCATCATTTGAAAAATCTGAATTTGGAGTAAATACTAAATCAATATTTGATCCATTGTATTTTGATGAGAATGTACCAATTCCAAGATTATTTTCAATAGATATAAATCCATATTCTGTAAGAATTGTATCAGTACCATCATGAGTAAGTAATAATTGATGTATAGAACTGGTATTTCCTATAGAAGTTCTTATAATACTTTTAACACTACTATCTTTTGATTTACTAAATTGAGATATTGTTGTTGTTGCTCCAGCCGATACATTTGTAAAAGAAGATTCTATCCTTAAAGTTTCTTCAGATCCATCTGGTTGAATATCAGATTTAAATCTATATGTACCAATACCAGAAGCAGTAGTACCAAACCCAACAATTTTACTAAGAAGAGAAACTTCATTCGATCTATCATTAGTATAATCAATAGATAAAATATTAGAATCTATTTTAGAACTGAAAGATCCAATACCACTAGAATTATTTGGATTAAATTCATAATTGGAAATATAAGAATTGGTTCCATCATGAGTTACATATAAATCGACAATTTGAATTTCATTTGTAAATGTATCTCTTACCTCAACAGATGCAAAATATGAATCTATATTGGATATATTTGCGGATGTTAAAGTATGAGTAGTGGCAGTTGCAACATTCTGTCCTGTACCAGTTAATTCAACAAATCCAAAATTAGTAGTTCCTATTCCAGTACTGGAAACATCAAATGAATTTTGGTAGATTTTAATATCAAGATCTACATCAAAAGTATTTTTTGGATTAAATTTAAGTTGATATTGCCCATTCAATACTTTATCACCAATAATCTCTACAAGATCATCACCTATAGAACCTTTTTGAATAGTATAAACATCTTCTTTTACAAAATCTATAGAAGTAACTAATTCAGAAACTTGAATATCACTATTAATGGGATTTCTTGATTGAACTAAAAATCTGTTATAATTGTCTGTTAAAACAACTGTTCCATCTAATTTTGCATTATTTGAAGAATTACCAAATAATGTATTAATATTATCAATTTCTAAAACTCTATTAGTTTTACATTTAAAGTAATTTACTAATTCTTTAGTTTTAAATTGAATAAATTTTGTTCTTAATGGATTTGAAAGGAAATCAATATCTTTAACAAGATCAAAATTAGTAATAGCATCAACTCTATTATCTGATAAAAGATCACGAACTATTGTTGTAGTATCAATACTAGTTGTTAATCCAGATATTACACTTGAAGTTATTCCTACATCAGCAAAATTCTTAAGTCCTGCAGTATGAACTAACCTATTTACGGGTGTTATTAAATCTTTATACTGTACTGGACTTTGAATAGTATATGATAAATTTTGATAATAATCATTATCAGGCAATACTTGATAGTCTTGGTCCAATTTTCCAACATTATCTATCCATCCTTGATTTTTCTTAGATGAAAAATCAACTACAAACGAACCTTTATTTTCATATAATGTATTAATATTACCAATAACACCAGAACTTTCTCCTTTTATTCTATCTCCTACTTTAAGATCATATTTACCTTGTATTTTAACATAATCATTTCCAATTTTATCTAATATTAAATTTTTATCTAAAAATATATCATTAATTTTTACTAGTATTTTCTCACCCTCTATAAAGAATCCAGGTTCTTGAGTTATTTTAAATCTAGGATAATTTTTAGTATTTATTATTTGTGCATAAGTTTGATCTGTCTTTGCAATTCCAGGTTCAGATATAATTCCATCTAAATTAATTTTCATTGTAAATGGATTTGAACTAGTAACTGCTGTTACTGGATATGTCTTATATCTATTGCTAGGAGAATTTAATGTATTCCCATCATCAATATTTTGTACTCCTTCGATAAATACCCGATCACCAACTGCAAAAGGAATCTCTGAAAAACCAAGAACAGGTGTTCCCAATCTAACAGTTACAATTCCTGATACGGCATCATTAACAACGCCAGAATTCATATTAATAGTTGTAATTGGAATACCATTTGTACCATCAATGGCATATATCTCAGCATTACCAATACCTTTTGGATTTGCTAAAATATTAATTTCCTCAATAGACTGTGTTGATGGACTTACAATTGCTTCTATGGCACCATTATCATTAATTTCACCAGTTTCGCTATCAACAACAATAATTTTTGGATTAGATTGATAACCTAAACCACCATCAATAATATCAACACCAGTAATAAAATCATAATTTTTCAAAGAAGTTACTGGAGATACTTTTGCTATTGGTAGTAAAGTTTTATCAGATGAATATTCAAATCCAACATTAAGTATATTAGTATTGCTAATTTTATTTGCTGTAGATGATCTAGGTAAAATATTAGCATTAAAACCTTGAGTTGAAGCAACACTAACAAATCTTGGTAATTGTCTATATCCTTCTCCCCTATAATTAATTTTTATTGAGTTAATAGGACCTAATGCACTAATAGAATTTGTATTATATGTTATGGTTCCACCTACACCAATAGTAGTTGCAGCATACCCAAGAACTTCTGGTCTATCTTCCATGACAACTTTAAATGAAGTGTCAGTAGTCTCTATTAGTGAATAATTTCCAATATATTCGCTATCAATATAAGAAATTTTTGATTTATTAATAACATCAATATCAGAAGTACTAATAAATCCACCCTTTTCTAAACTATAAAATAAACTTAATGGAATATTATTAGAATAATTTAAAGTTATTGCTGCACCAACATTACCAGGTGTAGTTCCTATAGCAACACTATACCTATTCGTTTGACCAGTAGATACAAAATTATTAGTATAATTTTTATCATAATACAAGTTAAAATTATATCCAGATAAAGAAGAATCGGAAACATCAAATATTAAATCGTTATCTCTTATAACAGTGATTGGTGGATTTATTAATGATAATTCATGAGAAGTTCCGCCTATTGATGTTAATGATACAACTTTAGGTGGTATGATAGTAGAATCATAATAAGTGTTTGATAATTTAATTTTATTATCGTCTATTCTATAAACAAAATAACCACTAGTGCTTAAACCACCAATAATATCATCATCAGTATTATCATATAATACTTTATCACCAGTCTCAAATCCATGAGAATTTATAGTTAATATATTTGTAGTAGTATTAACTCCAGTGGAATTAAATCCAATAGGATTAATTAATAATTTATCTTTTATAGAATGATATTTTACTTTAATTGCAGTAGAAGTTCCAATACCAATGGATTTAGATGGTTTGATTATTAAATTAATATTATCATTTTTCTGCAATCCATGAGAAGTAGAAACTGAAACAGTTGATACAATTCTTTCTGCTGTTGCAGTTACTTGATTGTTTTGCTTTCTAAATGAATATTTAAAACTATCATCACCATCTCCAACAAAGAATAATCCAGAAGCTTTGCCTGAAGTATCTCCAGATCCAATTACAGATAGATTAGTAACTATACCAATAAAATCTTTAGATTTATTAATAGCATATACAATATCATCATGTCCGATACTAGTAGGACTACCACTACCAGGAATTCCATTAGTAGATACACCAATATTAGCAAATCCAGTATTTGAAGGTTCTTTAAATATTAAACGATCTCCTGTTTTAAATCCATGATTTGGAAGATATATGCTCTGGGCAGGTATAGAAATTGATTTAGCAATACCAGCAACTGTAACAACTATTGAAGTTGAAAGACCAGATGTTGATTCTTTACCAACAGATTGTTTAGGGTTGAAGTAAACTATATTATCTAATTCAGAATCAAAATAATCAGTTTCTACTGGTAAAGTAAATGAATTTGGAAGTAAATTGACTGGAGAAGATATAGTATGTGCAGTTCCAGTAAGACCTCTTTCACATCTTAATATATTTCTACTTTCAAACTTATTAAGAACTGATAATACTTCTGTACCAATTCCTATACTACTACCTACAGAAATTAACTCAGTTTTACCAACAACAATATCAGTTACAGCAACACCAGTACCAACTGCCGAAAATAAAACAGTAGATTCTGAACTAACACCAATAACATGAGATTTATTAAGATTAGCAATATCTGTTGAAATGCCAGAAATTTTAATATGATTTGCATCAATCAAGTCATGATATGTTGAAATATATGCTGATACTTGATTAGAATTGTCCCAGACTAATTTAACATTCTGATATTCTTCATATAATGTTTCAATATTAGTTATTGGTTTACCTTCTATAAAACTAACAGTTGCATTTAATCCAGATCCATCACTGTTAGATTCGTCAAAAACTAAACTATCACCAATTTTATAGCTATTACCAGAATTAGTAATAATCAATTCATCTACATTTCCACGAGTTACTGATTCTACATTTGTTTCTTGATTGATAAATTGATCAGATTCAATTATAAAATCATTACTACTAAATTCTTCAGATATTCTATATGGAGTAGTATTTCTTACTAAATCAGAATTATTAAAATCAAAAGATTGTGTAATTTTAGATTCATTATCCACAACAGTTGGATTTGATCTATAAGTATTACCAATAAAATAAGGGAATTTTGGAACTTTTTCTCCACCTACATTATCATCTACTGATGCAAAATATGCATACACACCATTAGGATATTCAGGTGTTTTGCAATATCTACCATTATGTTCATCCAAATCTCCTACAGAAGGATCATAAACATAATCATCCACAAAGAATCCAGCATCAAATGTCGAAATACCAGGTCTATTATCAATATTAGACGCATTTAAAACGTAACTAGATTGTAAAACTTTAATTTCATTTGTATTTGTTGGATCACTATACCCATATGGACCATATATTGGATTTCCATCATAAGCCCATCCAATGATTGGAGAATGTCCTGTAATAGGACTTGGATCATTAAAGTAGTCTGAACCAATAGCTGTAGAATATCCAACTGTAGCATATTTTAATCCATATACAGAATCTTGTAATACTTCACTTGTATACTTTAAATTAAAGTCTTCTAAAGTTTGTATATTGTTTATAGGTAATTTTCTAATATTTAAATCAAAAACAACATTAGATCCAGAGGGTGTTACTTTAATAGATGTGTTACTTGTACTAAATCCTGTTCCACCATTTAGAATTTTTACATCAATAATTGACAAATAAGTTTTAGAATTTGGATCATTATCAACTATTGGTCTTAATTTTGCTGCAATTCCATCACCCTTTACATCAACATTAGGAACAGAATAATATTCTGCACCACCATTTTGAATATTCACACCAATTATTTTACCATTATCAAGTATTGGTACTAAAGATGGTTGTATATTTTTTTCTGCTCTACCAATTCCATTTTTTAGGATAATATTTGGTTTATTTTCATAATTTATAACTGTTTGAGCACCATAATCAGATCCCTTTTCATATAATATTGCATCACTTATTTGTCCTTTTATTACAGGAGTAAAAACAACTTTTTCTGATGTTTCTACTGAATATGTTATTTCGGATGTTATTTCAACATCTGGATACTTAAATACTTGATATCCAGTACCAACAGAATTTAATTCAACATAAGTATTAGAAATATAATTAGTATCTACAGTATTTCCTATTCCAACATCAGCAAGTCTAAATGAGTTATCATTTAGTTTAAGAATCTTATATTGATTTGAAGTAGATAATCCACTAATAGTAGTAGAATTGGTAACACCTATACCAGGAATAGTTGTGTAACTTACAACTTCACCTTCAGAAAATCCATGATTTTGAAAGGTAATCACAGAATCAGATATTGAAATTCCACTTGGTCTTACATATATTTCACGATTAGTAAAAGAATTGTCAGCATCAGATGTTTTTACAACTTTAACAGTTTTTAAACTATTTTTTGAATTTTTTAGTCTAAATTTATGAACTCCTGATTTTCTAATAGAAGTAAATGCTATGGTATTAATACCACTATTATAATCAGATTCATTACTAAAAAGTCTAATAGTTGTTAATCCAACTACTTCAGGCCAATATGATTCACCCTGAGTTAAAGACTGAAATGCATCAGCATTACTTCCACCCCAAGTTGTAATACCCAACGGTTCATTATTATTTCTATCATAAATTAATACTTGCCCACTTTTTAGATTATGCTTTCTTCCAAAATCTATAGTTTCTTCTTGATTATCAACACCACCATTTGCAGTTTTCAATCTACCATCAAATTTTAATTCTCTATTTACCCTTTTGAGTATAGGTTCTAGGGAAATATTTTTACTATTACCTCCAGTAATTTTAACTGAAAGTACATTTTCAATATCAAATTCTTGAGGATCTACTAAAATTTCTTCAAGTTTTCCAGTTACAACAGGTTTAACTAATGCTGTTGATCCTATTCCTGAAGAAATACTAATCTGAGGTGGATTTATTACATCATATCCAGTTCCTTGACTTAAAACAGAAAATTTATCTAATGGACCATAAAAAATATTATCATCAGATTTATAATTAATAATTTCAACACCATCAATCAACATTCCAACAGAACCAGGAATAGTTTTTTCGTTTTCTCCAGTTTTTAATGAAGGATTTATTGGATATTTCTTTAATAAATTTTGAGACTCAACTTGCTTATTAAAATGTTTTAATAAAGTAAACGTATGCCCTTCAGATACAGTTGGCATACCAAATTCTATAAAGTTATTGGGAGTTGAAAGATTCTCATCTGATGCTATAAAAGATGGAGACAAATATAGATTAATTTTATTATTAAAATCTGGAATATTTTTTACATAATAGATACCCTCACCTAAACCTACAAGTGGATTATCAGTATTATCTGGGTTATAATATACAGCATCTCCAGTAATAAATGGTACTGAAGTAGTAAATGATATTACTGAATATTTTTCAGTAACAGGATTATATCCTTGTAAAGTATCAGTATTTGTTGCAGGAATACTAACTGTTGCTATATTTTTTTTAATTTCATATGGAGGTAAACAATTAGATGCTACGTATAAGTTTTCATCAGAATCATTATATACATTTTGTATATCTGATGTTAATTTATTATTTCCATATTTAATAGAAACTCCAGTACTAGATGCTTTAGTTAATACCTTTCTTACATCATATTTTTTACTAATATCAAGATCATATGGTCCATCAGTTACTTGAATTTTACTTCTTTCAATATCATTACCAGTTATTATTTCAGAAATAGTAGTAACTACATTTCCATCATTACTAGTAATAACTTTTTTTGGTTGAAATGGATTTGATGATCTTTCTAGAATTTCAACAAAATCTCCTTTAGAGAGACCAAGTAAATCAAAGCTTTTAGAAAGAGTTTCACTCATTCTAAATTCTGATGTTCGATAAAATCTTCCTATTATAGATCCATTTGGATCATATTCTATGATAATATTACTTTGATCTTGATTAATATCACTATCAGGTTGAGTTACATCTTTCCAAAAATATTCCTCTACCTGATAAGTTATAGATGTATTATAACGCCAAGAGTTTGCAAATATACTTTTATTTGAAGTAAATTCAGAACTTCCTATTTTCTCCCCAATACTTTTAATAATAATAGATTCATTTTCTATAGATAATCTATTATCAGAATCAGGAACAAATTTAGATAAAATACCAGTAATTCGTAATTCTACTTTTTTTGATAGATCCCCATTTTCATATCCAAAAATATAATCATCATCTCTTATAGAATCTTGAGAAGAAATTGGAGCATTAACACCAGTTACACCTAAAAATTGATTAACTGTTTTATCAGTATATGTAATAGTAGTATTAATACCAGATATTATTGTACCAGTATTACCAAAACCAATAGTAGAATCTACTGTAATAACACTTGAGTCTATCGGTACATCACCTATAACTTTTGTTTTTCCAGTAACATCAAATGTACCTGTAATAAATTCTTCATCATTATAACCTATAAAAGCATCTAAGACATAATAATCAGTTGATGTACTTATTCCTGTTCCAGAAATACCTAAAACTGGTTGAACTTCAGATAAAGATGCAGTAGTTGTAGGATCTGTAGATCTAGTAACTGTCTGTCCTTTTAAATTTAAAGGATTTCCTTTTATTTTTTCAGCAACAATTCTATCACGTCTAATATACTTTGCAGAAGATGGTTTAACTACATACTGCTCAAGATCAATTATTTTAGGTTCATATCCATATAATACATTAAATAATATTCTAAATGATTCTTCAGTACCTTTTGATTGATAAAATGATTTTGCTTCTTTTATAAAATTACCAACATTAAGATTACTAACAAAATCAATATTTTCTAATCCAGGAGTTAAACTATATTTTAATTTCTTAGAAAATTCCTTTAAAAATAGTACACTAAGATTAGTAATTTCAGAAGTAGCATCATGAGATGATGCAGTAGTATCTGAAAAAATTAATTCGCCTGGATTATCATCATCATGATATGTTGTTATTCCACTAAATCCACGAATACATCCTGTAAAACTATTAGTTGTAATTCCAGTATAAGTTATTATCTCATCATCAATTTTTAATAGTCCATATTCATTAGGAAATCCCTTTGTACTATTAACATCAATAATTTTATCATCAGAAGTTACAGAAACCTCTAGAGTTGTTTTTCCAACAATTACTTCAGGTGTTAAGTTATCTAATTTTAAATACTGATCAAGATTATCTGTAATATCAGTTGGACCACCACTATATTCCTGAGAAATATAATATTGTTTTAAAAACTCAGCTGCTCTTGGACTTTCCGACAATACAAACTGAGGAAGTTGATTATCAACTATTTGCTGAATTTGAACTCTTTTATCAATACCAGTAGATATCATACCCTTATTAAATCTCCGTTTGTATAACTTGATGTAACTTTAAACCCAACTCCAGATATTTGTTCTCCAGAAGTAATAGTGTCCTTAACCATATTTATTGTACTATCAGAAATGCTAAATTGGAGATATAAATCTTGAAGACCAATAATATCATTCGATTCTGGAAATGCCTGAACCTCAATTATATTATTAGGTTTTACTGTTGATGTTATGTTAATTGTGGTTAAATTAATTTCACCTTTTATGTAATCAACAGTTCCTGCTTCTTCAACAATAATTGTTTTTGTAGAATCAATAATATCTTTTTTAACAATTGAAATTATTCCAGTTTTTTCATCTACATTTGGTATATCTGTCAAATAAACTACATCTGATGACCCAGATATAGTAAATCCAGTACTTTTAATGTTAAGACCTTCTTTTTTAACATTAAATTCGTTACCAAAACATAACTCATATTGTGCAAATTGATTAACAAGGGCATTTAAGTTCCTTCTAAGTCTAATTTTCGTTATATTTGATGTTATTGAATCATCAATATTGTCGATTACACTTAAAACCTTACTATATTTAAATCTTCCACCAAATTTATTAAGATCCAATGATTTTGAGTAAGTATATAGACTATTTACAACTCTTGTCCGTAAATCATTGATTTCTTCAACCTTAGAACTGTTATAATAGACAGAACTATCAACTTCAATGTATAATATTTTAAGATCTACGATTTTTTGGTTAATTCCAGTTAAAGAATAATTTTTTAAATCAGAAAGTATCTTTGATTTATCAAAATCAGACACAAATTCTCCATTTTTTGGTTTTATTGTAATAAAAACAGTTCCAAATTGAGGTGGATCTGTTTCTTCTCCTCCAACCACAGAAACACTCTCTGTATTTGGGTAAATTTGTTGTATTATTGATTCATAATCCCGTGCAGTAACTGCTCTATATTGAGAAGAATAAAGTCTTGGAGCATAATACTTGATAGAGTCTATTGATTCTATCTCTCCACCATTACTTGCACGATTTACAGTTGTTATAGTAGGTGTAGTTACAGGAACAGCTAATGCCCCTGTAGTGCTTGTTAGACTACCATTAAATACAAATACTCCTTGTGTTCCTGCAGACCCTCCTGGACCGTTTCCAGCAGCACCATCAGTAAGAATATAACTTACTGTAATGATAGATTTATTTTCTAATTTCTTACCAAAAATACCATCACCAAAAAGAAGTTCATATTTTTCATCTTGTACTTCTTGAATCAAATAAATTGTAGAATTTTTATCAATATCTAAGATATTATCTACTTTTTCATATAAAGTACCTCTTCCTCTCTTAAAGTCGTAACTTTCACTAGTAAAATTATAATTATTAACATATACAACTAATGTAGAAGTATCAATATTTGCATTATCTAATAAAAATTTCTGATCTAATGATCCATCAATTTCAAATGTCTTAGTTATATAATTTCCTTGATAAACATCAATTTCTGAAAAAGAAGCATATTTTCTTGTTATTTCGTTCGATGCTTCGTCTTTAACTTCTATAATCGGTCTTTCTATATCATCAGGAATAGAAAATATATATGAACTATTTTCTTGATTTCCAGTACATACTAGACCTCCTTTTAATATTAAACTATCTACAGTGGATAATACGTTTAAATCTACGTTAAATGTAATAGATGCCTTTGCTGCTGTCTTAGAGCGTGGCACATATCCAATGTTTCTTGCCAAAGATACTACATTATGTCTGACAGTTGCTGAATCCAAGAAGGATTCGTTTACAACCATGTTAGAATTGAATGCTGTAATATAGGTATTATATGCTAAAGTATCAATTAAGACTGAAAAATTAGATCCTTCAAAGTCAAAATCGGTAAATTTTGTATTTGAACGAAGATAATCCTTAATAGATGTCTTAATTTGATCAAAATCTAGGTTTGTAAATTTAGTAATAGGCATATTATCTCGTAGCTTCTAATAAAAAGGAAAAATCTTGGGCAGGAAACTGTTGTCCAATGATATCATAATGAATAATTACTTCAAATTGGTTATCATCGGGTCTAGGAATCACTTCTATATCTAAATTTTCAACTCTTGGTTCAAAATTATTGAGTGTAATCTCAATTTGGCGTTGAATATTGGATGCAGTACCAAAATCAACAAAATCAAATAAGGTATTAAGGATATCAGTCCCTAAAATAGGGTTAAAATACCTCTCTCTAGGGATGGTTTGGACTAAATTTCTTACAGATCGCTTAATTGCGTTCTCATTTTTAAGTATTGTAAGATCCTTTGTAATTGGATGAGCATTAAAGGATAAACTTATATCTTTAAATGATCTAGATATCCTTGTATTCATTTGAAATATAGAAAAATAAACAGTTTTCTTAATATATTTATACCTATTTCTAGGAATAATAATACATCGAAATATTTAGCATAAAAAAAGACCCCATTTGGGGTCTAAATTGCTATTTTCCTTGTCCTCTGTACCTTTTACGAGCCGAGTTACGGGAAGTTGCCGAATATTTTGAATGTTTTCCATTCCCTTGTCGAGACTTTTTTGGAATTGCCTCTACAAATATGGTTCCATTTAGTCCTGTTTTTGCTTTTGCCATAATTAATCCTCTTTTAAGTTAAGTCCAAGGTAATCCTTGACCAATACCATCTTCCATTTCTTGTTTAATCTTATTTTCTATCCATTGTAAACTGGATAGATCAGGTTCTATTTGACTTTCTTCCATAAGTTTTTTACACCATTCAATGACTGTTGCTTCAGTTAAATCAGAATATGCTATACCGAGTGTTTCTGGTCGTGATAAATGCACTGAGTGATTCACAGCAAATATTTTTGATGAGTCTACATCATCTATTGCCTTTAATTGAAGCAATACATCATAAACATATCCATTCGAGGTTTCTCTCTTCATATCTAAAACGTGCCAAGTTGTTGTATATGACATTTAATCCTCCGTAATAATCTCCGTTTTAATGTCGTTTGGGTGTGGTGTACCTGTCTGATAGAATTCTATCGATAGGTCTTCTAGTCTCTCAAACATTTCCATTTGAGATAAACTAGAAAATACTACCTTATTATTTACTATAATACTATATGACTCTGGTTTTTTCATGTCCTACACGAATTCGAGGGTCGCACCAGATTTCAAAACCTGCTTCCTTTGCATCAAGACAGAAAGAAACGTCCTCACCGCACATATCTTGCACTTCTCCTGATTCAAAAACTTGCATCTTCGGTGCGAACCAAGGATACTTTAGTTCATCATGCTCAAAGACTCCTTTCTTAATTAAAAGCCATCCGAAACCTGTATAATCTACTGTAAATGGTTTTTTACGCTTGGATATACTTTCGACAGTCTCATGGTTCATGACTCCACCGTTGGTACGAAAATCATCCTCTTCTAACCAATGTGCTACAGAGGTAGTCTTACCATCTTCGGTTGCATACCATCCTCCTGCAAGATCCTTTTCCATTAATATTAATTGCCAGAACTTCTCAGAATTAAAAACAATATCTGAATCAATCCATAATTGCCAATCATAATTTAATTTGCCGTCCCAAGGTACTTGATCAGGTCCTCTGAGAACATTAGCACCAAGACACTTACATCTGGCAAAGTTTACCATAGATGAATAATCTTGCGAAATCTGAATACTTGCACCTGCTTGTACTAGATCAAAACATAGCTGAACAAATGCCTTTAAGTAAGTATATGAAACTCCTCTACCAGGTAAGCAAAATACTACAGATTTTCCTTTAACTAATTCTTTTGCTTTATCATAATCCCATTCAGGTTCTTTTTTAACTGTAGGGGATTTTGCTTTTACTGTAAATCCTTTAGCCATAACGTGTTGTAATTACACTTCAATTATATCAAGTTATATAGCAAATGTCAATATTAATATGAAGCATCTACCATATCAGACTCAATAACCTTCTCATATGTTAGATCCTCTGTAAAATAAGACTTATATATTCTTCTCCAAATTATATTAAACTCCCACTCAGTTAAATCTTTAAATAAACAATTACTTTGTAGGTATATGTGATAAGTTGGACTAGTCATCTTCTCTTTCAGTAATAACAATTTCAGCACCATCTAAGGTAAGTTCTATTTCGGATCCTTCATACCATCCAAAGTCATTAACGACCCATTCAGGTAACTCAACATAATAATGATTTGTTACAGAATCAACCTGTATAGTCTCAAAAATTTTTCCAGAATTTTTTTTCATATAATCAAACCCTGTGTCGAAATTATATATGAGAAAAAAAAATTTGATTTTCCTTATATTTAAAGGTCGATCTGGGTCGTTTATAGCTTAGGGGATCCATCGGAATTTTAAACAACCCCCCGATCAACGGGGGGGACTGTCTGATAACGAACGAATGCTTATGCTGCAAAGCGGTCAGAGTCGAATGCCGCACATAAGGATCTAATCTGTTGATCAACCTCCCACTGCGTGTCATCTTGAAACTGATTATCAAGGGTGCGGATGCGTGAGATTTTCATCCAAACGCTTGAGGGTGTGTGCTTTGAGTTGGGAAACTGTGTGAAGTATGCATCACGGGTTGCTTCCATATCAGCACCCGATGCCACATATGTGGTCAACAAATACGCAACCTCAGAGTCAGTATATTCGGTGCGGTTGGAAACACGGGTCACCTTGAGGGTTGCCTCCTTTAACTTACGCCCCTTCTTAAAGAGAATACGGTCATCTCTGTCAAAGTTGAATAGACCAAATGCTTTAACTTTGGGTGCCATCTCTTCGTAAGTTTCAATAGCAAAGAGTTGGTCAGCAGTTAATGTTGTCATGATGTGGGAAGGTTGGTTGATTACTTTGTTATTATAGAGGACGGGGTGAACGAATCACCCCGTTTGTTGTAATCTGTTACGCCGTGGCGAACCTCCGATTACGGTTAGTAAAATTGTTATATGAGAATTCCCTACGGTCAACCAATTTAAAATAACCAAAGCGAGTGATCATAACGTACCCTTCGCCTTTGATTGGTTCGGGGTCACCCATTACGCAGGTTTCAAACTCTGCATTGTCTTCGCATAGATCCAACGCTTTCAACTTTATATCCTCAACGACCTTCCATAACTCAATCAAATTTGAACTGCC